GCTTTAAGGACATGATGGATCGTGACCCCCAGAATGCCTGGCGCGTCATCAACCAAGCTCAGCCTCAAGTCCTAGCAAACAAATTGTTTGTGATGGAGTGACGTAATGGGCCTTCTCGCTGGTAAATATGCGCCCTTACTGGGGGCAGGTGCAGCAGGCTTGTTGGGTGCGGGGGGTTCTATCCTCGGTAACCTGCAAGACACAGAGCAAGGTGAAGGCCCTGCGCGTATTGCAACCGAAGCTTTGATGGCAGGTGTTAACGCATTACCTGCCGGTATCATGCTAGGTGCTTTACCACAAGGAATACGTTACGCCCAAAAGAATGCTGTTAAATCTATTCCTAGGGCATCAAAAGATCTTAGGCAACAAGCTAGACAACAGATAAATCAACAATCTGGTCTACTTGCTGCCTCACAAATTGCGTCTATTCCTATTTCGGCAGGAATTGGTGGCCTCATTGGAGGCGGTCTTTCTAACGTAGTCAACGCAATTGGCGTTCCTGGTTTCCAACAAGGCTCTCAACCTGGCACGGTAATTAACCCCCAGGCATATGGTTCGAGCAACATTAATTACGCTGTTTAAGTGTAATGTGCGGTTGATAAATTATCAACTGCTAAAATTTGTTTAGATAAGACAATCTTGTCTAAATCTTTCACCTGACATCCCTGTCCTGCGACACTGGAGGATAAACACAAGTGTTCATTGATACCGACTTTCCTAAGATTTTGGGCGCGGAACTCTACCGTCCCCATCCTGCTTACATCTGCGAGATGGCAGTAGAGCCCGTGGTCGTCCACGACTTTACTCGCCAACCCGGTCAGACCGTTCAGCTCGACCGCTACAAGTTCTGGGGCAACCCCGGTACTAAGGATAGCCGCGAGCGCATCTCCGACCAGACCATTGGTACCGCCAACAGCCGTAACATCACCAAGGAGAAAGTCCTGGTGGTGCTTAAGGAATACACCGGTCCTGCGGACCCCGGCGATCCCACTCAGCCCAGCACCTTTAAGATTGCTCGTGAAACTCTGATTACCGCCCAGCGCATGCTGCTGGACACCGGTAACCTGAACATGTTCCACCAGAGCATCGGTTCACTGACCCTGCTCGACGACTATCGCCGGTGGCGTGACCGCGTCTTCCTTGACGAACTGTCCAAAGCCGAAGCTAACGGTCCTGCATCTTCTACCCAGGGTGGTTACTACTTCCCCGGCGGTAAGGAAAAGAACCCTGTGTACTCCGCAGATGAGTACACTGCTAATGTTCAGCAGTTCCAAGTTCGTACCGACCTTCTGACCGTTGTTAAGGACCTGCGTAAGCGCAACGTCCCCACCTTCGTTGATGGTCTGTACCGTTGCATCTGCGATCCCACGTTCATGATGCACCTGCGTCGTGACCCTGACTTCCGCGAGATCGCTCGTTACTCAGGTAATCCTGGCCAAGGCATGTACATGGGCAACCCCATGATGCCTAACAACGCTAGCTTCTTCCAAGGTCCCCAAGCTGGTCAAGGTTACTTCCTGGCTGGTGAACCTGTAATGCCTACTGGCGTTCAGTTTGAGGGTGTGAAGTTCTTCGAGTCGACCAACTTCCCCAACAAGACACAAACTGCTACCCTGGGTTCTTCCCCTGGTGCTGGTACCTACGAAGTTGCTCAAGGCTACTTCTTCGGTCCTCAGGCTGTTGGTGTTGGTATTGGCGGCCCGAACGCTCAGGTCCTGATCAACAACAACGACGACTTCAGCCGCTTCATCATCCTGATCTGGCAACTGTATGCCGGTTTTGATATCCTCAACAAGGACTTCATCACCACCGCATTCAGCTTCCTGCGTGATGACGGCACTGTCTGATAAAGAATAAATTACATTAAGGAGGAATAAATGTCCTATCTTTCAGCTAAGAAAATTTATCCCGGCAACTGGGCTGGTCCCCTAAACGGCTGGTATAAAAACATTGATGATAACGGCGCCGGTACAATCGACGCTTCCAAGGGCGGCCCAACTTCAGTGTTGGCTATCCCTGGTTATCGTTATTTCCAAGCCCGTGGCTACCTTGCTGTGACGGCAACGTCTGGTTCAGGTCCTGTCGCATCTGGTTCTGTTATCGTTCCCTCGCCTTATCGGCAGGATGATACACGCACCGATATTACTGGCATGGTAATCTCTGGTGACGCAACTCGCCCTGCTTACATCTATCGCGCCGCTGCATCCGTTGCTTCCGGTTGGGGTGATGGTCGTGTTGCCTCTGGTATCTACGCCGCAACTGGTAACGTCATTACGTTTGGCCCCGGCCTGACTTCGACGGGTACTGTTAGTGAAGCCGTAGCTCAGGCAAACTTGGTTTCCACTGTTTCTGGTACTCAAGCCGGTGAGATCTTCTTCACCGCTGGTACTGCAGCTTATGGTACCCAGCCGTTCCTCACTGAAACTGGTGTTGCCGCAACCTTGATTCCTAAGGTGTACAAGCAGATCACTGCTGCTACTACCTATACGGTTCAAGCACGTGGTAACCAAACTGGCACCTCTACGTCTGGTGGCTTCTACATCTCCAGTGGCGACTCTACTGCTGGTCGCGTAGGCTACGTTGTGGTTGAAGTGTGTTACTTCCAGCCTGACGAAGCTCCTGGTTACGAAGATATTGATGGCTACCTAACTGGCCGCGTTGTTAGCTGATTAGGCTAAACTAAAACCAGATTAATTAATGATCTGGTTTTATGCCTACCAACACTGAAGAGATTCTCCATCGTCACAAAAAGACTGGAGCACGGGTACGTATTGTTAGTGAATGGGATGAAGGCGATTGGTTCATGGTCGAAGATCAGGACGGTCGCCTTTACACCGCTTACAAGACTGAGTTACTACCCGATGAACAGGCCACGCAAAAGGTCAAAACTCTTCAGGTAAAAGACAAAGCAGCAAAGGAGGAGCCACGTGTGTTTCCTCCTGATACCAGGCTTAACATCAACGGCGCAACCGCCCAGATGATTGCAGACCACATCAAAGGAATTGGTCTGAAGACTGCTCGAGAAATAAAAGATCTTCAACTCTCTTTGTCGGGTGAAAGATTTACAAGTCTCGATCAGTTGAAACAGATTAAAAGGGTAGATTGGGAGGCTGTGATCGCCGCTGATTTAATTAGAGTTTGATTCTCATCTCCAAACGCAAGACCTCTGGGAAACCAGGGGTTTTGTTGTTTTAGAATTAAAAATAAAAAGATAATGGCCGAACGTACAATTCTTGATGTTGCTAAAGGATTACAAAAATACGCCTTGGCAGCAAAAGGTTTAAACATAGGAGAGCACCCCGCATTACCTGGGGGTGTAGGCTCAGGCCATTCACCAAAAGGCTATCATTACACTGGCGAAGCTATTGATGTTCGCGAGTGGCGCCCAGATGTAGCACCCGCTTATGCGGGAGGCAAGCCCATCTCCTGGAAACAGCGTACAGGCGAATTGTCGTGGCGGGCAAAACAGCTTGGACTTTTTGATGAAGCATTGGGCCCCGGAGACAAGGGGCACGATACTCATGTACACCTAGCCCTGAAAGGGAAAAAGCCTATTACCGATCAGCAGCTAGAGTGGCTTGCTACTGGTAGAACCCTAAAAGACGGCAAGTTGACTGATGAAATGCCAGGGGGTGTTTTGTCGGCGCCCTCTGCAGCGCCTCAGTTGCCAACGAATACAGATCAACGTACCCAAGATGTTCTAGAAGCTTTTCTCCGTGGCACACAATATAAAATAGACCCCAGGGAACAAGTGGCACCAAAAGAAACCTTGGCTTCAAGCATAAAAAAACAATTGGTTGGTCAGGTATTAGGCCAAGCTCTTAATCCAATGTCCTTCCTGGATAATTACAGAACAAATGATCCGTTCATGCAAGGTAATGCTCTTGCAAATCAAGATATTCTTTCGGGTATGTTTGGTTGATTTGCTGAACGTATAATTAAAACACAGTGAGTGAAAGCAGTGCGGCTGTCTGACTTCGACAAAAGTAGAGTTAGATACCACCTTGGTTACTATGTGGTTTCTGTGCCAGCGGGTGATTACTCTCGCCTGGAAGAATCCCTAAACACAGTACCTGACTCTTACTTCTACGACAAGATCATCATTCAAGTCGGTCGCTGTGACACAGCCGAAAAGAAAACTGAAGTAGCAACTTCCCCTTCTACTCGGATTGAGAACATTGCTGGTGACGTTGATCGTACAATTAGATCTAGCAATGCCAAGGAAGCGTTAAAGGTATGGGATGAGATTTATCTCTATGAGACAAATCGACTTGCCAATATCCTTTACGTTCCTAACTACAAGGATCCGTTCCAGGCCAGGTATCGTTACGAACGCTCTGGTGCTGAATTTATCCAGGCGCTGCCTGGTCCTGCTGACGTAAGTACTGGTTCCAGTATTTTCCTAAACCTTAATTGGAGATAATCATGTATTGGAACTCCCCGAGACCTAGTACCCCCAAGAGAAAACCTTCTCCAACTCAAAGTACAGCTCAGCAAGCTGTTCTTAACAAGTTGAGATCAGGTGGTACCATCCAAGGAGCGCAGCCCAACAATCCACTGGCATACGCTGCTCAGTTTTTTGATCCACGTAGGTTTTTTGATTCCAAGCCATCATCTATTCCTACTTTAAAAGGTGGCATGGTTAACGGCAGGGAAGCATTAGTTGCACCTGGCGGCTGGAACCAAGGTACCGCTGGACTTGGGGAAATCACTGTAGGTGGCCAACGTTTTTTCCCGGCTCAGTCAGGTAAAGACTTAGTTTATCAACGTGCCCCTGGGCAAATTGGTGGCCAATACGGAAGCATTCGAGTTCCAAATCAATTGGCTTCTTCTTCTTTCGAAGAGGTTGCATCTACCCCTGCAGACCGTGCTTATCAAAGTGCCAAGGCAGAAACAGCAGCCATGGTGGCCACTGATCCATTGATGCAACAATGGAGCGCAGCACAAAAAGCTAAGGACTTCGCAACGGCTGACCAACTAGGTAAGCAGATCTGGCAAAATAAGTACGGCGGTAGTCCCATGGGTCAACCTGGTGGTGCCATAGGCTCTGTTAATCCTTTGATGCAAAGTACATTTGGTTATCAAGCTGGTATGTCCCCTGGTGATATTGCAAAGACAATTACCAACCCAGCGGATATTCCTGTTTCCCCAGGAGAAGCTCCGTATCAAACCGGTGATTTTGGTACACGTTTAGGTGAGGATGGTTACGATGCTACTAAGTATGGAATCACTCCTGAGATGATTGAAGAAATGAAGAAACGTCTCCTTCAACAAGCAGCCGCAAAATAAACTTTTGTTAAACTAGAGTCACTTGGCAGCACCTCGGTGTGTAAGTCCACCTACTGGGTAACAGATCACAAGATCTACGGAGACCAGTGTCCTCGCTAAAAACCAATGATTCTCTGCCGTAATTTCGTCCGTCGCCTCACTGCCAAACTGAGTCTAGTCGTAGCTCTACAAGCAGTATTTGTCCCCGGTCTTAAGGCAGAGTCAAACTGGGTAGGAGAATAAAACAACAGCTAAAATGTCGCTAAATCCCAACGCTGTTATTGTTGCCAACAAGCTAAAGGGAGCGGGTTACACCAAGGCGCAAATCGCTGGTGTACTTGGTAACTTTGAACTTGAGTCTGGCTTCAACCCTCGCGTAAATGAGGGCGGTAAAGTTGGTGCCCCCATGGGAGTGGGTGGCTATGGCTTTGGACAGTGGACGGGTGGGCGTCAAACAGGTCTGGTCAATTTTGCTAAGCAGCAAAAGATGGATCCAGGTGATCCCAACCTGCAAGCTAAATTCCTCCTGTATGAATTAGAGGGGCCCGAAAAGAAAGCTGCAGCTTATTTAAGAGAAGCAGTTTCCCCCGAGGAATCAGCTCGTCGGTTCCTAACTGATTTTGAACGCGCTGGTATCCCTAAAACAAAACAGCGTCAAGAAGCGGCTCGTGCAATATACGGAAAGCTTGGTTTCCTGGACCAACCAGGGCAAGTACCGCTTGCACAAGGAGGCCAGAAGCCTGGCGGAAATTTAAGTGTATCTGAAATCCTCGCTCCTATTCTTGGCGGCGCAGCAAATGCTTCTGCTGTGGAAGAAAGGAAAAGTATCGCCAACACTTTATTGGACGAAGTTAAGGCCTCTATGACACAAAACATTCTCCAGAACGTTCTTAATCCTTTTGGTGGATTCCAATGAAGTACTACGCTGAATATGCTGATTCGGACGTGTTACCTAGTGAGGTATATGCGGCAAAGTTTGGAGAAGATATGTTATTTAATCCGCAAAGTAAGGTGGATTATATGATGGGCAAGAAGTTTAAATTCAAACCGAAAGAAACCGGTGACTTGTTTCAACGTTTCCTTGCTCTCCAGTCAAACCCAGAAGCTTTGTTTACGGATACCGCCAGGATGCCTAATACTCCTTTTGGGAACCTAAGTCAATACATGGGTAGTTAAAGCCTCCTATAATAAACAAAAGATAAACGTAAGGTAATGTCGTCTACCGCCACAAACAAGCAGCCCCTGTTAATTGATCGGCCGTTATTTGATTCGGTACGAGTAACCACTCAAATTGTTGGTGCTTCAAATACTCTGTTTGTGCAGGGTGGACAGGCCCCAGCAATCCTGGTGGACATGGATGCCAATCTAAGTGAAGACAACAATAGTGGCGGCGTAATCGATTCCATTACTATTATCCGTAATGATGATTACCGTGATGTAGACCATACGGTAAGCTCTGGAACTTCTGGAACTTCCATTAGTTTTGTCAGCGGACAAATCGCTCAAATCGTTAGTACTGGTATTCTTACGGGCTCAGGAGCACCCTTTGCTGGTGTTGGTTACTATACCTATACAGGATCAGGCACCCTCACCGGAATCAACACAGCCATTCTTTACTCCACTGGAGTTGCTTCAGGTTTTAGTTATGGCGGAACAATTTACGCTAATCAGCCAGCCGTAAATTTTGTCTTCTACCAAACACGTGGTACCACTACGCCCATCCCTGCAAGTGGCGACTACAAGGTACTGTTTACCAAAAAGGTCCCTGCTAATACACAGCAAGTTGACTGTAGTGACGTGATGCCCGTCCTGTCTGCTCCCGTTATGAGCGCAGGTAATACCAACGGCCTTGGTGAAACTGCACCACTACGCAATAAAGGCATCTTTCTAGAGCGCGGTGATCGTGTCTACGTTGGTGTATTTGCTGATGGCCCCAATGTTTCTGGTTATATTTCAGGGGCGCATGTATATGCACAAGGTGGTTTCTATTAAAGATGGTACAAAAAGTTGGGGGTCAATTCGGTACCTTTAACAACCGAACTGATTACAAACCTGGTGCTATCAAACGTATTACTACCGAATTTTCCAGAGGTTCAGTACCGAACTCCATCGTTGCCATGGATCGAGAGTCTGCATGGGCACGTTGGAGGCGTGGCTATGAAATTGCTGTTGCAGTAGGCATACAAAAATCATATAACTTTCCATTTCGTTACACCTTACCAATCCCAGAAGGAGCCACTCCTGCCCCTGGTAATGACCCAGTAATCATTGGCGTATTACAAGGTTTTCCTACTTCCAATAGGGAGTTTGGCATTCATTGGACAGGATGCCGCGTTAGTGCTCTACTTCGTTTTGATAATGTAGTTGACAGCACTGGCACAAGAGCAAGCGTCGACTCTTACACTGAAGATGCCGATTACTGGTACGTACAACTTGCCGGGAGCTGGTCTTCTGCTAACCCATTACCTGCACCCTTATACATACCAGGTGTTAGTGGTGGAGCCGCCTTAAAACCTCTCATTGGAGAAGTAGTCGAAGATCGCGTATTAACAGTAGAAGGTATTCCTATTACTGCTGCATCAAGAAATCCAGCGACTGACACGAGGTACGGATATGTCCAATCTCTTTTAATAGACATCGATCAAGACAATGGGATATTAAAACTACAGAAGAATGGTTCTTTTGAATCCACAATTGACGGTGTTTTTGTAACTCCGGCTACTCGCCCGCCAGCCTTTAATCGTTTCTTGATCCTTGGTAGTAGATACGCATGTACTTGCCAAGATTTTAGTAGACGTAGTTACGCCGACTTCAGTAAAAGGAATGACACACAAACAACAAAAAGATTTCCATATACTCGTCCGGCGGGCTTGAAGTTTGGTAGACACGAAATACTGACCGATTCTTTTGGTAATGTAAATAACAACGTTGATACAGAATTAAACAACAACCGAAATCTTGAGCTTACATTTGAGTCAGTAGATAACCCTGGTTTGTTCCGTGACTTTGGTGGCCGTTACCTAAGGAACACAAGCTCTCCAGGAGCATCAGAAGGACCAGCTACTTTTGTTGACTACAAGGCCAAAGATAATCAGATTGTTTCATTTAGTGACTACTGGAGTCCATTGCTAGACGAGATGCGATATTGCAAACACATCTACGCTCTTCGTTTCCAGGAAGGAATCCTGTTGCCTGAACCATCTGATTTACCTGTGGAAATGGACGAGGGAATCGTAAACTGGGAGCAACGACTAACCAAAGAGGTAACTAATGTAAAAACAAATATTGATTACATGAATTCCGTCAAAGGTTTGTCGTACATGGATATGCCACCAAAGAATTTACAATCACCACAACTGTTGCCAATGCTACAAAAACTATTGAATATCCCAACTAGTTTTATTAGATTACAGAATTTTTCTCTGCAAAATAAAGATGGTTCTTTCACATGACAGTTGAATTTGGTGACGTTGTTGAAACACGGTACGTAACATCAGAAGAACAGTTAAGCCGTAGTCAGTTTGGTTTCAGTCCCGTGTCCTTCAGCGGGAATCCCATTGTGTACACCCCAGGGGACGTTGTACACCTTCCCTACGCCTCGGGTGAACTATCTACCATACAGGCCGTTGGGCTTGCTTGGGGCGCCTTTGCGAGCGGTGTAGGACCTAGTACCTAATCACACGAAAGCAGCCGCCAAATTAATGACGACTGCTGGCGCCCACATAAAAGATGGTAAGTTAAGCAGCAGCTAGCGTTGTTTGCTCCAGCTTAGCCAACGTCTTGCGTACTTTTGCTACGTTCCAGCGATATGAGTCACGCGAGAACGTGTCATTGAAAGCTGCATAGTGCGGTCCCAAGTGCAGGATACCTTTATCTCGCATCTGGAATAGTGTTTTTTTGTCGAGCTGAAGAAGCTCGCATGCTTTGTTGGCTGTGACCCAACCGGATTTGGTGCCCATGGAATTGTGTGGCATGTTCAACAGCACCTTACACGCCCGTGACACCGTGTCAAGGGGTTTAACCAAACCTTTAGCTTTGCTTCCGACTAGGTGCTCTTAAAATAAAGCAACGGCATCGAAGAGTATGTTTGCGAGTGAGCATGAGCCCCTTGCCCTTCTCGTTGAATTAACTCCAAAACTAGCAAAGAAGCGATTTAGAGATGATATCTACAAAGCCTGGGACCACAAATGCGGTTATTGCGGCGACACTGCTACGAGCCTAGATCACATCGTGCCAAGGTTTAAAAGCGGTTCTAGTAATCGATACAATCTTTTGCCAGCCTGTAGGCGTTGTAATAGCAATAAAGCGTCAACACCAATGGCCCTCTGGTTTGAAGAACAAGAATACTTTACGCAAGCTAAGATGGATAGAATAAAGAACTGGATGCGGCAGGAAACAATGGATCTGTTCGGCTATCAATTAGAACACTTAAGTTTGGCGGTTTGATATGGGAATTTCATACAATTCTTCACCAGAAGTGCCACCTTCTGAGAGGTGGAAGATTGAATATGAAGAAACGGAGTATCCGCGGCTATCTACTGATAACACAAGCACTAAAACTATTTATGTAAATACTGTAACCAGACAGTATGGTAAAGGTCCTTTGAATAGGGTGATAGCTGGGGTCAGTTTAACTCCGAAGCCTCATTGGGATCCTGTAGTTGTAGATCGCAATGCAACACGACAAAGTATTTTAAGTAAAACAGATGCCAAGGGTTGGGAATTAAACTACAACACTACTGTTACACCTATTCTCACGCAATTAGCTACTGATGATGCCAAACTAAATCAGTTGCATGAACAAGAAAACGCAGCAAGAACAGCATTAGAAGCATCAAATACTATTAAAAATGCCGCCTATGACAGAACACTGTCTGCTGCAAATAACACCAGGGGAGGTGATTATGTTAGTCAAAGAGACTTGATAAGGAATATTGAAGGTCTCGATACACGAACGAAAGAGACGCTTGAGAATTACTACAAAGCTTTTTACACAACCGAAAAGCTTCAACAATGGGATCCAGGGCTTGGGGCAAAACCACCATACGGTGAATTTAATTCTTCTTATTACAAGACCCAGAGTCCAGAGGCCGCTCAACAGTGGGCCAGTGCAGTAGCCAATGATGATATCGACATCACTCAACGCTATGGTGAAAACGGTTTTTATCTCCAGCACTACACGACCCAAGGTAAGCCCGCTGGTCTACGTGGAAACAAAGCCGAAGTTACTGCAGCGGCTAATCAATATGTAGAAGAAACACCAACTGATGCTGATTTACAGGCAGCAAGGACTATTCAGCTGGGCGTGGATACTGCCACTCAAACTGATCGTCTTTTAAACATTCCCACTGTTGCATCTGAATGGGAAAAAGCTAAAAGCGGCGATTCTTACTGGAAAGAACAAGCGAAAGAAAAATTCTTAGACATTAATAAACCAGACGAATTTGCTGCATTATTCCGTTTATCTGATCGCCCAGAAGATCAAATTGTCCGTTTGAATTACAACGCTAATGCTGGGTATGGTATTACAGAGTTGGAAGATGCGTTAGGAGAAGCGGTAGGCGAAAAGGCAACTGTAGACGTAAAGCGTTTTGGTGCTTTAACACAAGACGTGCTCAAGCAGACTATTGATGAAATGAAAAAAGCTAAGGCACGAGAACAAGAAATATCTATGTTTAAAGGCTTTGGTGCATTCGGTGAGATCGTGGATATCAACAAAGAACTTAGTAACTCCATACTTGGAGACAGTGGAGTTGGTGGAGTACTTTCTTTCACTGGCGGCGGCAAGGCACAGGAATCACTGGAGAAATCACTGACAAAAATTACGGGTGTTAATACAAATAACACTGTCTACAACTGGCAAAAATGGTTTGATGAAACATTAAAAACTAAGTATGATGAAAATCTTGAACTTGGCTATACAACAGACGAATCCAAGGAGCAAGTAAAGATAGAAGCCGGTTTTGCTAAAGAGTTTGTAGATAAGTATTTGATACCACGCTTTGACGAATCACGTTCTATGGATGAGTTCGTTGAGTATCTTGATGTACGTCAATCAGAACAAAACCCTTTCCAAACACAAGACATTATGAATGCAGCCAAACTGGTTGCTGATGTACGTGCTAAGTCTTATTTAGATCAAATCAAAGCTACACCAGGCCGCTACTTTGATTCTAATTTTTACTTCAGCCCCACGGGAGACAAAGCCAGAGGGGGTGCCTACGCAGATCAGGCTTCAACCGTTGCTGCTGACTG